TTATCGCCCGTATTTGTGCCGCTTGTATTACCGATTACAGTTGCTTGTGCATCTGTTACATAACGTTTGTTGGTACTATCTGCAATGTCTGCTGTGGTTGCATCAGCTCCACTGGTAACAAGTCCATTTGTATCGTAGGTAATTTTAGTTTTAGTTGCACCAGTGATAGCAGTATTTTTTGAAATAAACAAACCAACAGCCCAATCGTACACAGACTTAACTGATGGGTATTTGGTGTTGCTTAATTTATCAGTATCTAAAGTAGTAGATTTATTTGCTACATTTTCAGCAGTAAAACCTAAACTATCTTGTTTTAAATTTAAAGCAGTTTGTACGGCAGTTGAAATTGGTTTGTCAATATCAGCAGTATTATCGCAATTACCTAAACCTACTTGCGATTTAGTTACTGCGTGTGGATTACTTAAATTTGCAATATGACTATTTACAGTTGTTGTACTTGCTTTCCCATCCAATGCAGTTTGCGTTGCGCTTGAGATCGGTTTTGAAGCATCACTTGTATTGTCTACATTGTTTAAAGCCAATGCAGTCTTTAACGCAGTAGGTGTTATCTTTTTGGTTTCAGCAGCAGAACTATCTACTATCGGAAACAAGTCAGCAGCGTTGTCTACTGTCGTTATTGTGGTTAATTCGCTTATTTTTTTATCAGCCATTATAGTATTATTTTATCACCATTTTCTTGAAATAAAAATCCACCATTTTCAAGTAACAAATATGCAATTTGTGTAGGTGCATCAATTTCATAAATTTTTTCGTTTAATTCAACTTGATATTCATTAGTTGTTAAAGTACCAAGTAAAAGTTTAAAAAGTCCTTCTTCTACTAATTCATCAGCAAGTAATGGACTTGTATTTGTTGTAGATGTTTGTGCGTATACAAAGTAGTTATACTCACCACAATCTAAAGTAAATGTACTGCCTTCAGTTACTGCAAATTTGTTGTACCTTTCTTTGTACGCAGAAATGTCACTAATTATTACATTGGTTTCAACTTCAGTAACACGATTAACAAAGCTAAATAAGAATGTAGGATTTGCAATTGTCACCTTTTCAGTAAGTGTCAAATACCAATTTTTTGATTCTCCTTTAGTTATTAGTAGCATTATTATTAAATTAGCATTTTTACAAATTTGTTACAATAAAAAAAGGGTAGCAATTACGCTACCCCAATTAAACTTATGAAAACAATAATTAAATTCCCAATGTAGTAACTACTGCACCTGATAATTTGTATGGTGCTTCGCTATCCATTGCTTGTAGTGTAATTTCATATCCGTTTGCATCACCGAACGCAGTGCCAGTATTTGCAACCATATTAGAAACTTCACATCCACTTTCTTTACCTACTAACCAATACTCATCGTTATTGTTTTTAACAATGCAGAAAGTTCTACCTTGCGCCAACAATTTCATTTCGTTTCTTTTGGTAGTAGACATTCTACGCAATTTGAAAGCAACATCAGTTGAATTGTAAACTGTGCCATTTTCTACACTTACATTTGTAGTGTTAGTTAATGAACCAGTTGCTTTTGGTATTTCGTAGGTGTAAACATCACCACTTGCAATAGTTGTAGCCGTTACTTCGCCACTTGCAACTGTGAATCCAGTTTTAGCCCAATTCACCAAGTGAATGGACTTGATACCCCCAACTGCATCTTTGCAGTCGAGGGCTATACTTTGGGTTAATAAACAAGCCATCTATTTAAAAATTAAAGTGAGAATAAAACTACTTGATCAGGGAATGCAATTTGCACACCATATTTGCAAGTCATTCTAAAACGAACTTCATCGTTATCCATAGAATACCACATTTTAACTTCTTCTTCTTCGTGTGCAAGGTCAGTACCTACAAACAAGTTGTCCAAGTTAGTGCAAACCATTTTGTTTGTTCCATTCAAACCACCTACACCAATAATTTCTACATTAGTACCAGGATAGATGAATTTCAACTCACTTGTAGCATCTGCAACGTAGTGGTAAAGGTTAGCATTTTTCAAGTTAACCAAAGCCAATTTGAAATTGTCTACACCCATAAATAACTTCAAGTTATCTTTATCTGCAATTCTCGCTGGAACTGCTGCGTAGATAGCATCCAAAATAGTACCAATGTTGGTAGAAGTTACGGCAGTTACTGAACCAGTATTACCACTTACATAAGCAGCACTATCAGTGATAACCTTTAACAAACCATCAAATTTGTTGGTGTTAGGGTTAGTGTTAGCAGTTGCAGTTGTTCCTTGCCACATAGCAATTTCCAATTTCTCAGCAATTACACGTGATTTTTCCATACCGATTTGCTCACTAAATGGAACTTCAGTTGGTGAACCTGGTGCGATTTGTGTTTGCATCCATTTTGCTTCCAAAGTTTTAGGGCATAAAGTTTCTTCAACCTTAATTTTACCAACTGTGATAACACGTTGTGTAAAGTTAGTTACACCACTTGGCGAATATCCACATCCATCAGTTTGGAAGTAAACATCAGAAGAAAGAATGTTCAAAGCACTTGCAGATTTTACACCTACTTGTACTTGACCAGCATCGTACAATAATTTAGCAGTCTTACCACTAAATAATGCTTTTACCAACAAATCAGTTGATTGTTCGTTGGTATAGTTAGTTAAACCAGTTACGTTAAATGACATATTTTTATTTTTTTAGTTGTTGTGCGAATTTTTTGATATTTTCAAATTGTTGGTCTTTTTTAGACAATTTAGTTTGGTCTACATTCATTGGTGCTTCACTTGGTAAGTTTGCAACTTTTTCAACCAAGTCAACAGTCTTGCTGAATGCTTCACTTTGGTTTTCAAGTTGTGAAACTACTTTGTTCAATGCTTCAGTTAAAGTAGAAATTTTGCCTTCTAAACTTGCTACTACTTCGTCAAATTTTTCAACAGTTGCAAATTCTTTTGCTTCGATTTCAATTTCAACTTCTGATTCTGCTGGTTCTACGATTTCAGTAACAATACCGCCAACAGTAGTAACAAGCATTCCACCTTCTACTTCGTGTGTTGCATCAGGTGCTGGAATATCACCTTCAGCAGTTTCTACCATAATTGCAGTACCTACTGCGAGTGAGCCATCCCATTTGATAACTGTGCCATCTGTTAAAGTAGCACTTTCCATTTTTACTTCTTCGTTATTGAAATTGAATTTTGACATCAATTCTCTAACTTCTTGAATTAAATCTTTAGTGTTCATTTTTTATATAAATTAGTTTTATGTGTTTTTTGTTGCATTTTTTATGTGCTTTTGTAATATTTCTTTCAATTGTGTAAGAAATTGTACTTCTGCGTTGATAGGAAAATTAAAAAAACCTTCTACACTAAACCCATTCCAAGTACCATCTTTGCATTTTTCCCAAATTGAATCGTCTTCTACCAAGTAACTCACAAACCAACTGCCATCTTTTGCATCTTCAAATCCTTTTGGTGGCATTATTCCACGTTCAAAGTCTAATAAATAGCTTTCAAATAGTGTACATCCGTCAATGGCATCTGCGTGATCAACATTTACTGCATTGTATTTGTTATTTAAAGCCCACTTTTTAGCAATTTTAAAGATAGTTTCTTTGTCAAATACTACGTAGTACTCGCCTTTTTCATCATCCCTACGATAAATAGGCAAATCAGCATACATAGCAGCACCCGTAATGATACGTTTTTCTTCATTTTGAATAGCAAACTTTGTTTTTGGTTTTTTAATTTGCTTAATGTAGTTAGGTAAATCTTTGACAATGATGTCAAACTTTGCACCTACACTTCCAATTGCATCTATTACGTCTTGGTTATTATCGTAGTGTTTGGTAATTCCAAGTTCTTTTATTTTGTCAACCTTTGCGCTATTGCTACCAGTTGCATAAACTCTACTTTCAGCAATTCCAAGTTCATTTGCTACGCTTAACATTCCTTCTTTACTATCACGTGCAGAAATAATGTAAACAGTACTACCACTTTCTATTTCTTGTTTAGCAAGTTCTTTGCCGTGTGCAGTAGATAAAGTATCATCGTAATCAAAACTTACTTTATCACCTTGTGCAAAGTTTTTATTATCCCACATTGAATTGCAAATGGCAACTGCTTGTTCACTATCTTTACCTTCGTCAATTACATACTTTACACATTTAGGAATAAACTCTTCTTTTGTTTCGCCTTGTGTTGGTTGTAAAAATTCTATTTTATTAAATGCTATAAAGTTCTTTTGAATTGCTGGATTTTCAACAAGTGAAATAAAATCTATTCCACTTTCAAAATCAAACTCATCAATTGATAATTTGTATATTGGTAAATCCATATTCTATAAATTAGTTATTTTAAATATTTGTTGCATTATTCTACTACACTTATACTTTGATTGTTGCTTACCCTACGTTGTGTGCGTGTTATATCTCCTTCAGTAACGTAGACTTTACGATTTTGTGTAAGTGATTCATTTGTATTTAAAGTTGACATACGTGGTGCAAATGATTGCATAGTTCCTTGTCCGTTTTGCCTACCACCAGCACTTGCACTATTACCACTTGTAGGCATTGCACTTTTATATTGCATTTGTTGAATTTTGTAAACATTTGCTAAACCAATTGCAAGTGCAGCACCCGCTTCAACAAATCTTTGACCTGGATACAATTCTGTTTTTGTTGCAAGTGCAGCAGTTACCCCTTCGTATGTATTCATTAATGCTGAAGCAACTTGAATAGTTTTATTCAACTCAAAACTTTGACGTAATCTTTCATCTTGTTTTTGAAGTTCAGAATCACGCATTGCAGTAATTTGTTCTTCACTATAACCTTGCTGCTTTAATTGTTCCATACGCATATCAAATGCGTTTTTAGCTTGTTCAGTTTCGGCATCATTAAAGGTAGAAAAAGCAGTTAAATAATCTGATGCTGCTTTCATTTTAACATCACGCAATTCTTTTGCTTTTGCTATTTCTCTGTCAGTTTCTGCAATTTTTTTATTGTTAATTTCAGTTTCCTTATCAGAAATTTGTTGTGAAAGCGCAATATATTCTTTGCTACCAAATTTAGTTGCAGTTAATTTTTTATTTAATGCGTCTAATTCAGTTTGTGCAATTTGCAATTCTGTTTTACCTCTTTCGGTTAAATACTTATCACGTTCTTTTATGTATGCAATACGTGATTGAGCATCAAAATCTGCATTTTCATTTTGTGCATTTTGATATGCTTGTTTATTGCGTTGTATTAATTCGTATTCTTTATCTGCAATATCTTTTAACCCTTTTAAATATGTTGCTTTTTGGTTAATTGCATCGATATCTAAACGTGCTAAATCTTGGTTTAATTTAGTTTGTTGCGCAAGTCTTTGTTTTGGATCGGTTATTAAACCAGTTATTTTTTGTTCTTTTTTAATTGCATCTTGTTTTGCAGATATTGACAAATTTGCATATTTGTTTTCAATCTCAAGTTTTTCTTTTTCTGTTAAATTTAAATTTGCAAGTTCTTTTGATTTTGCTTTATCAAGTGCATTAATTTGCCCAATTAATTTGTTTTGTATAACTGCATTTTGTTTTTCGTACGCATCAGTGACTTCAGTTGTTGTTGCTTCTACTTTAGTATTTGTTTTTGTTAATCCAGTTAATGCACTATCTAATTCTTTAGTTGCGCTATCAAGTAATTTTTGAGATTGTGAAGTATTTTTTGCTTGGTTATCAATTGCCCTAAATGATTTTTGCACTTCATAACCATATTCTTCCGAAGATTGTAAACGTGCAATTAATTTATCATATAATCCAAGTTGTTCTTCTTCAGTTTTATTTTTTTCTTTATATATTTTTTCAGTTTCTTCTGCAATTATTTTTTGTAATGCTTCAACTTTAGCACGTTGTGTAATTAATTTTATATTATCTGTTATGCGTGAATTTAATATATCTAAAGAAGCTGCACTACTTACATCAATATCACGTGTTTCAACTCCTAATTTATTTAATTCTAATAAAGCATTTTTACGTTCAGCAATTGTAAGTGATGTATCTTTAGTTAATTTTTGATATGATTGTAATTTTTGAATATTACCTTGTTCACTTGCAACTGCATCACGCATTGCATTATTTACTTTTTGTTGTTCTTTAGATACACCAGTTAATGCTTCTTTGATGTCATCCCAATACGTAACCAATAAACCTAATGCAACTGCTAATGCACCAATACCAGTTGCAATAATTGCCCCTTTTAAAGTACTAAATGCTTTTATTACTGCTTGTAGTGTATCTTTTGCAAGTGTTTTAAATTGTTGTTCAATTTTACCCAAACCCTCAAGCCCTTGTGCAAGTGCCATTGCTCCTTGTACTTTAACAAGTTGTTTTTGCAAGTCTTCACTTTCAGTACCAAATAATGCCATTGCACCTTGTGCTGCTGCAAATCCACTTGCTACACCATTTACAACAGTTTGTACCTTTGCAAATTTATCAGGGTTTAATGCTTTAACTCGGTCGTTAAAGTCATCCATTTTATCAGATAACTCTGCGACTTTCTTTTGTGCTGCTAATGCTTCTGCTGAAAACTCACCAAATGTAATAACCATTTGTTGGGCTTCATTTTTAGCATCCTTTAACTGTTGTTTAAAGTTTTTTACTACTGTGTCTGCACCATTTTTTGGTAACACTTCGACTTCTACTGCTGCTGTTGATTTTGGCATTTTATGGTACTATTACGTAATATTGTGAACCTGTTGAAATAAATTGATGTGATGCTTTATCACTTGAAATTATATGTGTTGTTGAACCATCTATTAAAATAGAACCATCACCAGCACTTACTATTACATCGTGTGGATTGCCTATTTTTTTAACAACAAATATTTTGCCTTTGTTGGTAGATGGGTTTGGTAAAACTACCGATATATTACCACTTGATGGTGTGGCTACAATTAAGTAGTCATCATAAACGCAAGTGTACGGGCTATTTGTAGTGTTTATTTCTATGACATTACCACCACTACTATAAGCACCATTCTGTGGGAAATTATCTATGTACAATTTATTGCTTTCAACTGCCGTGAAATCAGTGCAATTGATTGCAGTTACATATTCAAAGCCACTTGGAATGTTTATTCGTTCACCAATTAGTGTTGAATACCTTGCACCACTTACATTATCATTACCAATTACAACTGTATCTAAACTATCTAAAGCACTATTACCTATGTTTACACCACCACTACCAACTCCCGTAAATCCTACTGGTATTCCTTTTGGAAATTTATCATTGAGTATATCTACGCTACCTATACCTACATTCTTTTTGGTTGCAGTTGTTGGTTGGTAATAAGTCACTAAAAGAAACTCGCATAAGAATACACCATTTTGCAAAGGGTTATAATCGCTTATTTTATTTAATCTCCAATATTGACCTTCAAAAAAGTACAAGTCTTTGAATTGCAAAGTATACCAGTCGTATGGTGTAATCCTAAAATATGCACGTAAAATTTTACTATTCTTATCGGTTATTTCCCGAATTGTTTTGTACCAATATACATTCACCAAGTTTTGATTTGAGTAACTTAAACCTTTGCCACTAATCACGTTTAATGGCATCCCAAAGTTCAAGTCAAATTGCATATTGTCGACATCGTCAACGTGAAGTACTAAAGGATATTTTGTAAAGTTTGGCACATTGGTTGGTGCAGTTTCGTATACTTCATATGCTGGTGTAGTTTTTACCCCACCAAAGTAAAGACATCGTAATTGTCCTTTATCGTTATTGCTATTGAAAATGTATGAGTAGTATCTTTTAGAATCATCTGCCTGAAATAATACAGTAGGTGCAAATGTTACTTCTATTTTCTTTTCCTCTTTTACAAAGTCGTTATCTATACGTACTACCCTATCACCATAAATGCGTGAAGTACTTTGTTTGTAGTCCTTATTGTATTGGTCTTGACCTTCTTTAAAAGTAAATGTATATGGGTTAGCTTCTAAATTACCCATTGGCACTATTGTCACATTTTGAGAGTAGTCTAATTTTTTAGTCCAATCTTTTGTTGATCCGTTATAAAACTCATCACGTGGTACAAATCTTAAACTTTTAGGGTTTAGAATATCTTGCTCAATGTACAAGTTAAACATCTTGACAAAGTTTGCTAACATATCCTTTTGCAAGTCATCACCAGCAAAAAATAAACCGAAGTCTATTGGATTATTGTATGCAAATGTTGATGAATCTACTAGGTTATAAAAATATGTGCCACTATTTATTGTTGTTAAATTTGTCGGAAATCTACCAAATAAAGAATATTTTCCATTTACATAACAAGTTTCATATTGTATTTTGATTTTATTACCAGTTAAACAATTTATACTTGCACTACCTATTGCATTAAAAGTAAAAACACTTATGTTTAAATCGGAATTAATTTCAATTGTAGCAACATTTACACCATCTCTTAACACATTAAAAATAGCTTGTATAAATACAGCATTCGGTAATGGTGTTACAACAGTAAATATTGCATCTAAATTAAGAAAAAATTCATAGTTTCCACTTACTGGGACTGTGTATTCGTAATTAGTAGTGTTGTAGTTTGTACCATTGTCAAAGTTACCACCCGTAGAATCATTGTTAAAAGGCAAAATTAACTTTGCACTAGGTGATGCAATAGGACTGCTCAATTGCGCTTGAAATAAACGTGTAGTTAATGCAGTTTCGTCTGCTTCAAATCCAAAGTTATTATAAGGTACAACTAAACGTTTAAACCTTTCAGTATTAAAAAACGAATCACTTGTATATTGATAACCCGTATTTGCCAATATTTTGTCTAAAATAGTTTTAGCGTATAAACTTGGTACGTGGTCATCTACTCGCCATTGACTTGTATTGTTGTTTTGACTGCCATATTTTGACAACATTTGTGCGTAAACATAACCTTCACCAAGTGCAAATGGTTGTGAACTTGCATTTTTTATGATAGAAGTATCCCAAGAATTGGTAACATTGTCTTTATTTAAAACGTGGTTGTATTCGTCAAAGTTTAATTCACTTAATTTTGCATTTCCAAGTGTTGTAAATAAGTCCGCAGTCTGTCCGTGTAGTGAACACTCATATTCAATAGTATCGTTGTCTAATACGTTTATTTGAATTAATCGTATAAATCCACGTAACTGCTCAAATCCATCTACTAAAACAAGTACATCCGCTTTTTTGTTTGGGTTAAAATTTGGGCTAAATTGTCCATTACCTAAAACTGTATGGTCAACTTCAAAGATATTACCAAACAAAACATTGTTTGCTTTTGTACCTGGTAACACAACTGTTTTACTCCAATCACTTGTGCGTTGTTCAGGGTTTTTAATATCGGCAATTGAACGTGTAATAAGTAAATCGAAGTCATCCGACAAGTCCATAAGGACTGTATTTACAAATAAGTTTATCATAAGCGTTGTACCTTATCAGTAAATGAAAGTTCTACATCAATAGTTAAATTAAATACTTTGTCGTTAATCGTCTTTTTACTTTCGTAATCGCTATTTAAAACGTTCACACTTTTTAATACTCCACCATCTAACAACCATACATAAGGTGACATAATCAATTCTTTTAACCACGCACTTTCTTCTTCGCTTATCCAATTTGAATTGAGTGTTATGATTTGGTTTGCTTCAGTGTCGTAATTGCTTTTTGATTTTGCATCTGTGCCGTAGGTGTACGAACTACCCGACAAAGTGTAAGGTGTTTGTTTGTACTGTTTCCGTGCCACATTAAATTTATCTCTTCGCACCCTATCAAAACGAAATGATTCGACTGCTCCGTACCTATTGAGGAAATAAATGTCATTTGTATCATACTTTGAACATTCGTCTTTTATATAGATTGTATAAACTTCACTTGTTGAACCACTACCCGTTGCTTTAACTTCTAAATAAGTTGCACCACTACTTGGAATAATTGGAATGCGTAAAACTTGGTCTAATATTCCACTAACTATAATTGTTTGCGTTGTGGCTGCTGGATATGTTTTGATTTGTACTGCACTTGCATTGCCTTTCCAAAAGTATAACCAGTCTTTTTGTGTTCTGTGAATTGTCTTATTACGCATCGTTGTTAAAAACTTTGCGTTTGTTGATGTGTTAATATTGTAGTTGTTTTCTACGAATGTAGCAAAGTCAATAGGGTGCAATGCCATATTATAAGCAGTTAGCCCAGTGACGTTTGTTAAACCACTTGAAGTGATCATTGGCGAAGTACTACCCGTTGAATACTCATAACCAAATTTTACGTTATAGTAAAAATTACTATTAGGGCATCCACTTACAGATACATCGTTAATATTCCAATCGTAGGTAACAAAGTTTTCAATCAGTCTTGAGATGTTAAATACACCTTTGTTTGTACTATTAGGGTAAATAGGAGCTTTTAAACGTGCTAAAAGTGTAGTATTGTTGTACACATCACAAATGTATTTGAAGTTTGGGCTGCCATAAATTGCACCTGAACTTTCACTAATGACAAAATTTAGGTCATTATATGCTGGACTATTATTATCAGGTTTTTGGTTGACTGTTATACTCACATTAATAAATTAGCAAAATGTGATTTTTGTTGCTTTGATGCTACATAAATAGTATAATGTGTCATTAAAGTAGCATAAACCATACATTTTGTAACTTATATTGCGTATTACGATATGAGATATTCATAAAAAACCCCTCAAGTTGGTTTAATTCTCAAGGGGCAATTAACAAGATACGAAAGAAAGAACTATGCAAATATACTATATTTTTGTCAAGTACAACATTACTGCACCCTCAAATGTAGTAACACGTTTCATTTCCTTATTAAAGTTATTCCATTGTGTAGTATAAAAACTGACTGTGTTTAAAAATTCAATTAAATTCATAGTTAAAATTGAATCCCATTGTTCACGTCTACCACTACAAATCTTATCTACGATTTCAAACCAGCTTTGAATTGGATTGCTTCTAACTCCATTTCCTTCACCTTCGCCATCAAAAAGTCCTGAGTACTTTCCAACAACTTGGGATAAAGTTGAGAAAAAAAAAGCGAATAAGTATTGGCAATGTCAAATGGTAACTGCAAGAATAGTTCACTTACTTCGTCAAAATGCTTTGCAATGTTTTTTACTTTTTTAGGTCTACCAAATATGTTTACTTCGGTAGTTAGCATTGCCATTATTTTGTGTAGATTATTTACTATCTCATCACCACTATATTGCTGCAAACTTATAAAGTGTTGACCTTGCATTTCGGTTGCATTGGGAATCATTTTGAAACGTCTACCTTTAATTTTAAAACTAAACTTTAGATTTTCACGTGGTTCTATTTCTTTAACAATAGTATTGAATCGTGCAAATAATTCATACACCATCATATTTTCTACTTCGTCAATGTTTTTCTTATCAACTATGCAAATAGTGTGAATGGCTTTTTCTAATGGATTGTAGTCTTCAATCTCTTTTAGTTCTTGTAGTTGTTGTATTGTTATCATTATTAAAATCTTTGTAAATAAAACCCAAACCATAACCATTCAATGGCTATTAAATAAATTTTGAATTTTTTATAACGCAATGTTATACGTGGAAATAATTCAATTTGGTGTGTGAATGTTTGATAAAATTCACTATAATAACTATATTTTTTAAATGATTTCATATTAACTAAATGCAAATATACCTTTTCTGTTGTGTTTTTTACAATCGTTTGCCAATGCTATACTATTTACAGCATCATCGTGCATTCCACTCGGTGCAGAATACTTTACTCCCGTACGTGTGTACTCATACTCAAAGTTTTCTAACTCAAATCCGTATGGTTCTTCGGGGAAAAATATAGTGTGTTGTTGTATTTCCATTACCAAACCTTCCATTAATTGTTGTTTGCTTTGTGATGTGTATTTAAACCCTTTAATGTTTGGCAATATTCGTTGCAAATCTTCAACGATAGGATCACCTACACCCGTTGCATCAATATGTGCTGGTATTCTACCTACAACATTTATAATTTTTTGTTTAGTTTGCATCCAATCACCTTGAAATCTTTCAGTATAACACACCCTATTTTGATTATCCAAGCCAGTTATGACAGTCCAATCCGTGTACTTTGCCAAATCTATACCAAATGCAATAGGTGTTCCGTTGGATATTGGCGCATAGCATTTACGAATATTGTCTAAACCAAATGGGTTACTATTGTCATCACCAGGTTCTGCAAGATAAAGTTCTTTAAATACAAATTCGGGCAAATCTCGTTTAGCTTGTTCTATTTCTTCTACGTCTAAAATGCCTTCTTTTGCAGCATCGTATGCCGTTATTTTAAAAAACTTGTAGTCTGCTTCGCCAAGTCTTGCACGTTCCCCTAATTTGTAAAACCAATTCTTTTTACCTTTTACGTTACCAATTAATTTACACTTGCCTTTTGTCGCAGTTAATGTTGAACGTAGTGCATACCAACTTTCTTCACGCATACGTGATGCTTCATCTACGACTGCTGCATACACGTCATCACCATACAAGTTATCGGGTTTTTCCCCACTCTTAAATTCTATCCTTGCACCATTTGGTAAAATCAATGTTAGTTTACTTTCGTTTGAAATAAAGAAATCTTTTTCACTCACTTGTGATTTCATCCTACGAAATGCTATTTCTGCTTGTTGGTAAACTGGTGCAATCCACCATACACTTTGATTGTCCTTTAACTGCAATGCTTGTTCAAAAATCCATATAATATGACTTGCTGTTTTACCACACTTGGTTGCTGCTGCCGTTATTGTGTAACGTTCAGGTGCATCAAGTATTGCTTGTTGGTAAGTCGTTAAAAATGGTCTTTGATAGTTTATTTGCATA